GGTTGGCTGGAAGCCCACAAACCAACACAAGCACTCCAGCACATGTCACAGATGAAGACAAGTATCGAACTCTACTCGAAAGATATTTGCCTGAAATGTACAAAAACTCAATTGCGGAGAAGGACTTATCGCCGGAAACAACTTACAAATTCAATGAAGCCGTGGCACAAGGGTTCACTTTCCTCGAAGATCAAGCAAACCAAATCATCGACTTGTTTGACGCCAACGCTCTACACGAGCAAATGCTGCTGTATTTGTCCAACCTGTTCAACTTAAAACTCAAGTCTGATGATCCAACTCTTTGGAGAAGGCAGATCAAACAAGCCATTCCGGTGTTCAAAGGCAAAGGCACGAGGACAGCGTTAGATGAGGCTTTTGCCCAAGCGGGTATGAGTCTAAATGGATACACACAATATTGGCAGATCACGTCGCCTTATACATGGCAAGAGTCTTTTGAATATGATGGCACTAGTACGGTATTTGAACTAGAGAAAAGCAATATTGTCACTCCTATCGATCCTGATAATTTCGGATTGTGGGTACGATACGCTGGCGACGGCACCTACACCGAGATGGACAGCACCAATGTTTCGTTTGAGATTGGTGCCGAAGACTACATCTTAAGAATGACTTGGGATGGAGAAGACCTTGCTGAGGGCGATGTCATTCGTGTGCTTTACGAATACAACCATGTCCCTGATGCAACCGAGCAATCTTTAGAAGATTACATAAGATCACTACCATTAGCTGATCAAAGAGATGAGGCGAGTCAAGATTACCCACCCAAAAATTGGAATGTTCGTTTAATTGCTCCTAGTGATGCTTTGTTTGACGTTCTAATTCCTGTTAAACATCCGTACCACGACCCTTTGATCTATGGTTATACTCGAACTGAATTTCCTTATGGTGAAAACATTTACAATATGGAAGAGTATAACGGCAGCACTCGCCCTGACTTTGATGCTTGTCGAATGGACAAGGATTTCATTGATCCATGCGGGGCCTGCTTGAGTAGCAAGTACACGGTAGATGTGGCCGTTGAAGAATTGTGCAACGACCGTTTGGCAGAAGTACAGGATATCTTAAACGAATACATGCCTTTTCATGCAGTCTTGCATAGTCTTAATTTCTCGGGTGAGGTAGTGGAATATGTGCAGCCTCCAGTAGAGCAGTTGGACTTTTTGGTCACGATTGATTACACGCAAAACATTCTTTCTGGGCAGGCCAATCCCTTCTTCCACAGAGTGATGGAAGGCGGCTTGGATGAATGGATAATTACCAAAAGTGATTTGGCAACACCTCAGACTGTGCTTTCAGGTTTATTAGGAACTGCTTACAACTCAAACGTGAGTCTTATTGTGGTTGATGATGTGTTGGAAAACCAGGGCGTCATGGACAACTACAACACCTTGGAAGTGCTAGCACCTTCTGCTAATGCTGGGACTTATACCATAGGGGATATCAGCGGAAATACTGCGGTGGTCACCTCCGCAACAATTGAGCCTGTAAACCAAAGTGCTTTCACTTTCAACCTATCCAACAACATTTTAAGTAGTTGGACAGCCAGCATCACTCAAAAAGATTGGTTCTGGGTATCAGATTCCAGCGTGGACTTCGCTCAGCTTGGCGTAAAAACTCAGTGGGACACCACCCACACTGCTGATTACACTGGCGGATCTTGGAAAGTGAACATTCCTGCCTATTCTGCCACGTCCTATGAAATTAAGGATGTTTATAATGGAGTCCTCCTACTTGATGGAGACTCCTCTCTGCCCACAGCAGGAGCCTCTGGTGTCTCTTACACGCTCTTGGATGATACAGATGCCACTATCGCCACAAGCTCGTCTGGAGTGATCTCCTGCGACCGTAGAGGCTATGTGAACATGAACCTTAGTGGATTGAGTGACATCGAGGATTATGTTGATACGGGCGACTACGTGTATTACTCAGGTTCCGAATACTTAGTGGTGGGTTTTGAGAGCAACAATATGTGGATTGCTGACTGGACTGGTGGAGATGTGGCTGGTGTAACCCTAAATACTCGACGAAGGTTATTAAACAATTCCGTGGGTTACTTTGGCTACAAGGGTCTACAACTTACCACATACGCAGACCATGAGGCTGAATTTGGGGTAGTCAACGGAAGCAATCCGCCTTCAGTGGTTACTGATAACAGTCGCTTCAAAGAGAACTTCTTGTTCAAGATTGGAAATGACTATTACAGGATCTCACAGTGGAACGGCAAAAACGTAACTCTAGTAGGTAGAGAGCAAAATTGGACCACACTATCTGCTGGTGGAACTGCGGTTGGTTATTCCCTAGTGTGGTTTGAAAAAGATGAGGTAAATGTGCAATTTCTGGTATTTGATCACCTGGATAGAGACGGACACGATGTTGCTGTTCGAGAGATTGAAGACACCACAGAAGCAACTGTTGCCATTTCTGCTTTGACAACCAATCAAAGTTCGGGCATTCATGAAAATGTCGCCCAAGAAGAGGCTATAAGTTTCATCATTGAGAAACGAGATGGAAGCAAAGAAGAAGGTGAAATATGATGAATGATACTGTTCGCCCCATTGGCGACGTTGAAATATTGACCGAATATCGCAATGGCACGAGAGAATGTTCTTTTGTCCCCAATAATGTGTTGTTGACTGGCAGGCGAGCCTTGACCAATAGTCTGGCGGGAAATATTGACGATACCTACCAATTCTTTATCAACCGGATGTTGTTTGGTGATGGAGGAACCCAGAGTGGCGTCAAGAAGTATGTAGATGCAGGCAGAAACGGTCTTTTCGGTGTGACCCAGGTTTCCAAGCCGGTCCTGGCCAATATCGACACCTATATTCCCACCCAAGCTATCTTCACGTCCACCATCAAGTATGACGAGGCGGTGGGTGTGACGTTGAATGAAATGGCTCTTCAGATGGCTAATGGTGATCTCTACAGCATGACAACCTTCCCCGATCTGAGCAAGACGGAGGATATGCAAATCACCTTTAACTGGAGACTCAATTTCATCTAATCTGCTAAATATTAGCAGGAGGAAAAGAAATGCCACGCATTGAACTGATACCAGAAGTTTATTACCAGCCAAACGACCCAATCCATTGGGAGTATGACAATCTGCCGTTGAAGAACATCATCAGGCGGCAGAACTTGATCAACCTATCTCTGGATGATGTTCTAGAGCAGATGCGTGATGCCATTGGTACACAGGGTTCTGTTGCGAATCGCCTCAACCAATCTATCAATGCTGATGGCAGTATCAAAACCGCAGCGATTGACGATGCTCTACACAGTATTGAAGAGCACACGGACGGAACTACGTATGTCCGAATGACACGAGCCCAATCGGACAAGCTGGATCTAATTGATGATGAAGCAACTGACGTTGTTGTCCAGGTAAATTCTGACGGCAGCGCTATGATAACCTTTGATACGGGCTCGGTTATTTTCGATGTCTCCGATTCGGTCACGCCATCTGTGACCGCACCTAACAAGGTGAAATTCAATTTAGCATTTCCGGCAGCAGCGGCCCACCAACATTACTACGGGCTAACGCCGGTACATGCGAATCTGGTAACCCCAGATTACACCAATTACAAAGTAAACGCTGGAGCTAGTGCGTTTGTCGAAGATTCACTCCGTGTATTTGTGAACGGAATAAGGATTTTCGAGTCTGATGAAGTCTACGTTCCAGGTTCACTGGTAGATGACCCTTGGACACTCCTGTCCTTTACCCCGGCTCATGCCAGTGGAACATTTGCGTTGTCGTCAGCAATTACTACTGACGACATCATCAGAATCGACTTCGACATCTCGTACCTCTAAGAAAGAGAGGCACATGGATGTAGGTATTGTAGTGCTGTGTCCCGACCGGAACCCAGCCGCCCTAAAGAACACTGCGGGATCGGTGCGATATTCCCTCTATAACAGAGAGTGTATTGCTGTAGTTCCCAAGTCTATCAGCCCCAAAGAGATCATAGAGCTTAAGGAATACGCTCCTGTCTACAAGGGCAAAGACACCATCACCAGTTTGGTCAACGTCGGCATGAAGCGACTGAAGCATGAATGGGGCTTCGTGGTTTTTGCTGGCAGTCGGGTTCCTCATTATGCAGAACGCAAATGGGCAACCTTCGTCAAATCAGAGAAGGATATCCTCTATCCTATTGTGGATATGAAATGCAACTTCG